GTTAAATACTATCCTGACAATCAAATTACCCTGCTGCCGAGTGGAGCTGTAGGTTCTTCGGTCTATGGGGTAACCCCTGAAGAGCTTGACCTGTTGGGTGCTTCTGGACACGCTGCAAACACTGCCATTGTGAATCCCGGGATTGCTGTTACTACGTATCGTGAACCCCATCCTGTTAACATTGCAACAATTGTTTCCATGGTAGGAGCCCCTTCCTTTGACCGTATGGAAGAAGTGTTCATCGTTAAGGTTGCTTAATAGAAGGGCACAAGATAGAGATTGCCTAAAGGGGTGATAAGATGGCAAAGGTATTTTTTAGTAGAAATATTAAATTTAACGGAAAATGGTACAATGGTGAAGTAGATATCCCTGATGAACTATATGCTGACGCTCTAAAGGTAGGTGCATTCAAGGTAGAAGATGGAGAACCTAGTGGACAACCCAAAAAAGAGAAAGCAGAAGTACAGAAATCTGACACTAAACAAGCTGAAGAAGAAAAACAGAAAGTGGAAGAAGAAGTTGAGTTAGTAGATGGTGAATTGGCTGAAGAAGTGGAAGTAAACATTGACAAACTTAAGAAAGCTGAACTCCAACAATTAGCTGAGCATAGAGGGATTGAATACAATAAGAATGCCACTGTGGCAGACTTGAAAAAGCTGCTTAGATAGTAGGAGGATGACGAGGTATGGATTATTATGATGAAATCCAAGAAATTGTAGAAATGAAATTGGAGCTGATGAACCATACCTCTTTTTCTGAAGAGCATATTGAACTGCTCATTAAAGAAGCAGAGGTAAAGATTCTGAATTATATTAACTGCTCAAGGATGCCAAAACAAGCCTACTACACGTGGGCAAATATTGTTGTGGATTATGTCACTTACTTAGAGTTTGTGAGAGAGAAGCTCTCTACTGGAGATGGGTATGCAATTACTCCCAATGTATCTGGGGGTACCAAATCCATTAAAGATGGTGACTCTACTGTAGAGTTCTTTCAATCTACTGGTACTTCCCTTATTGGGGGAAGAAGAAGTCTTTCATGGGATGACCTACTATTCGACCATAAGCATGACTTAATGGAGTTTAGGAATATGATACCACATAATCATTTTGGTAAGAGGTTATAATCATGCGACTTCATATTGATTATGCAAGAGCATTCTATGAACTTCTTTTTACTGATAAAGTTGATATTTATAGAAAGGTTAAGACTAAGAATCCAGATGGTACAGTGGGTACTTCTGAATTTCATTTGCTCTATGAATCGATAGACTGTAAACTTTCTTTTGGAGAAAATGATGACTCTGCACACGATACTGGATTTATGTTAGAAGGATTCCAACCCATCAAATTATTTTTACCTGTAGGAACTGATGTCCTAAAAGGAGATAAGGTTGTAGCTCATGTTATTGATTATCAAGGCAATGAGTTAGGGAAGTATAGTGGGATATTAAATCTTCCTAAGCACTATACAACGAAAATTGAAGTTACATTTGTAGAAGATAGGGTAGCGTAGGGGTTGGTGGTATGCAATTATCTGCTGACTTTAGACCCCTACGGAAACTACAGGAGAGGTTTCTTAGAGCCCATAAAGGTGTTTCTGGATACTTAGAAGATGAGATGGATGAATTTGCAGACATAGCACTTCAAACTATGAGAGATTATTCTCCTGTCAAATACGGAAACCTTAGAGATTCGTGGTATATTGTCACCCAAGGGAAGTATATACGTATCCTACAGACAGATTCTCCCTATGCAAAGCCATTAAATGATGGGTATTATCATACAGCCAGATTTGTTCCCGGGTATTGGTCTGGTGATACATTTCATTATGAGCGTTCCAGCCCCACAGGACAATTCTTTAAGGCTGGGTGGAGAGATGGATTTAACTTTTTAGAAAAGACAGTGGCTCACATGGAAGATGATGAAGCCAGAAGATTTGGAAGAGATACTGTACGAAAAATCCGTAAGGATTTAGAAGGATAGGAGGGGTTTATCATGGGATTAGCTCAAGAAAACATAAGAACCTCTCATAATGAAACTGCAATCTTTACAGCCCATACAGTGAAGAATGCCTTGATTCGACAGCTGGTTGAAGAGTTTCCTGAATATGATATTCATAAGGAACCACAATATCAACACGCTGCTGAATCCTTAGGCTTAGAAGATTACACCTATGATAGTTTTGTGGATAAAGCAGAAGATGAGCAAAGACCTGTTATCTTTGTTCGTCAATTTAATGTCAATCAATATGAAAGAGGGAATGAGATAATGGATAGAACTTATCAGAATGAAGTAAGATTCTTCTTAGGTAATTCTACTATCCCCAATCATTTGAAAGATGATTTTATCCATAGAGGACAATTATGCTCAAGGTATATTTATATCCCGACTGTGAGTGAAAATCCAGAAGGAGATTATATTACACAGATGCTACCTGTTAGAGCTACAAGGCAAACCTCTACGAGAGGAAATGATAATCTGATAATGTATGTAGATTATAAGGTTCGTTTAATCCCCAATGTGATTTATGATAAAATGAGGCAGTTAGGATTAAACGTGTATGTAAAATTGCAGAAGGACTACTATGACCGATTACTGGGTTGAAGTAGTGATGAATATGAAAAGGAGGTAGAAAATGGCTCAAGGTAGTTTTACTGATTTTGATAAAATTAGACCCGGAGCATATGTTCGGTTTATGGCAACTCGGACAGATGCTGATATGCTGGGTGCTAATGGGATTGTAGCTACTGTTTTACCCCTTGCATGGGGTGATGACATTGTTCGATTGACAGCGGATGATGTTAGGGGCGGAAGAACGCTTGAACTAACTGGGTATGCTATGGGAGCACCTGAATTAGTATCTGTTCAGAAAGCCTTAGAAAATGCAAGGGAAGTAGTAATTGTTAGAGGAGATGCTGGTTCTACGAAGGCAACAGCAACGGTAATAGTCCAATGGGTTGACGGTGAAGCTGTTGGTGCTGTTCTTACTGCTACTGCTAAATATGGCGGAGTATTGGGGAATGGTATTACAGTTACGATTGAATCCTTTGGGGATAGCTTTGTAGTAATCACGGCTCTGAATGGTACTGAGGTTGCTCGTTCCGTAGGTTCGACTGCTGAAGAAATTGAGGATAATATGTATGTTGACTTCACTGGAACTGGAGAGCTGTCTGAACAAGTTGCTACTGCTTTAGAAGGTGGGTCAAATGGAACGGTTGGTGGATGGTCTGAGGATATTGAGGAAGTAATTGGTGGTCTGAACTATGATGTAGTAGTTATGACAGACCCGTCTAAGCTGGTAGATTTTGAAAAGTTCCTGAAGAGAGAACATGATGCTGGAAGATATCGTACTGGGGTTGCTGTTGGAACTTATAGTAGTGATTCGGATGATGGTAACTTTGAAGGTCTGGTTAAGATTGACGAAGCTCAATATCCTGCATTAGCTCGTTACCCCAATGGTACTGAACATTCTCTCACTGCTGGGGAAGTTGCTCACTGGGTTGCTGGACTGTATGCTGGTACTTCCATTAACCGCGGAAATACCTATGCTGTTGTTCCTCATGTGGTTGAATTGAAGAAAGCATATAATGATGAAGAAACGGTTGCTCGATTGAATAAAGGATTTTTCCTTTTGACCTATCGTAGAGATGGAGCTGTAGTAGTGGAGCAAGATATTAACTCCCTGCACATCTTTAGCTCTATGCGTACAAGAGCTTACTCTAAGAACCGTACCATGCGTACTCTAGTGTACATTCAAGAGTACATTGTAGACCTCTTTGAAACTGGTTACATTGGGAAGGTTAATGCTAATGAGCATGGAAGAAGTGCCTTGAGTGGTGATATTGTAGCCTTCATGATGCGTTTGAGTGATGAAGGAGCTATCAGAAACTTTAATATTTCTGAAGATATCTCTATTCGTATGGGTGCTGAGCCTGACACCATTATTGTAGACCTGTTTGTACAACCCATGGATAGTCTTGAGAAGCTGTACTTGACTATTAACACAAGAGTATAAGGGGTGATGATGAATGGCTCTTAATTTTGAAAACTTTAATGCTAATAACTTAGTTAGTGGTTCTGAAGCTACGGCTATTATGACATATCGAGGACAAGTAGAAGATTTGTTCTATGTTAAATCTTTGACCGCCACTGTAGAAAAACAGAAGGAAGAAATTAAACTGCTCAGACGTAGAGGAAAGCAACATAAGTCCAATGGATTTACTGGTTCTGGCTCTATGACTATCTATGCTGTTACTTCTATCTTTAAGGAAATGATGGCTGAATATGCATTGACGGGTAGAGACTTTAACTTTAACTTGACAATCATTAACAATGACCCCACTGCTGGATATTGGCTCTCAAGAGACTATCTTGATTGACTGTAATATTGATAGTATGGACATTGCTAAGATTGATGTTGATGCTGATAACTTAGAGGAGGATGTTGAATTTACGTTTGCAGACTTCCTCCTGCCCAAATCTTATAACTAATATTTAATAAAGGGGGAGAAATAAGATTATGGAATACAATGAAATGAATCAAGAGAATGTACAAAACACTGAACAAGAAGTAGAAGTGATTGATAACAATAAAGTAGTGTCTCTGGCTGACTTCCTTTTAGATAACCCTGTGGATAATATGGTGTTCTCTGTAACTATGGAAGGAAGATTTGAAGGAAAAGAGTTTAAGGTAAAGCCCATTACGGATGCTCAATTAGACCTTGCAAGACGAAAAGCTACTAAGGGTGGAAAGAGCCAGCTTAGCTCTGAAGTTCTTCACTCCTCTATCATTACCCAATGCGTTATTGAACCTAACTTCAAATCGGAGGATTTCCTATCTCGTGCAGGAGTATCTACCCCTGAACAAGCAATTAATAAATTCCTCTTGTCTGGTGAGAAATCAAGATTAGCGGATAAAATCCTCCAAGTTTCTGGTTACAGTGATGACGAAGAACTTTATGAAGTAGCAAAAAACTAATTCGGG